CCGTTGCTATTAGAGCCAAAGTAAGTGTTATCACCTGAAGTCTGCCAACCATCATAATTAGGTTTTTTAGGGTCTTTGTTACGCAACATCATTGCTAAAGCAAGCTGATTCATACCAGCACCACCTTGCGTTTGACCTGCTTGATTTACCAGTTGATTTTGCTGTGCAAGTGCCGCCTGTTGATTAGCCTGTTGCTGACCAAAGTTTTGAAATACGGGTTGTAAACCGCTAACATCTTGCATTGGTTGTGGTTGTAGGATATAGGGATTCATAGTAGTCCGTAATCTACGACTTTATAGCCGTCATTTAGGGTTTTAACTGCGTAAGGGTAGACCTGCTCTACTTCTTGAGCCATGTAGCCGTAATGAACGCCTTTTCCAGCTAATTCATGGTCTTTAAACTCAGGCTTGTATTCGTACTTGTAAACAGTCAAACCGTTTTCAGCAACGCCAATGATTTCAATGTTTTCTTTAGTGCGAATATCAGACATTAAAGCCGCACCGCCTAGACTAAACAAACCTTGTGTCATTTGACTGTTAGCGGCATTTTGAGCGTTAGAAGCACCTAGTTGGGCGTTGTAACCCATCTGTGCCGCACCCAACATATCAGCACCAGCAGTATTGGCTTGCATTGCAGGGTTTACAAAGGTTGGCCCTTGTACTTGTGCTCCTGATCTGACAGCGTTCAGCGTATTTAGTGGTTCGTTACGCAAATACGCTTGTTCTTGTAAGGCAGATTGACGGGCTTGCTGACCCACACCAAAACCTTGTGTAGTTGCGGCCGCTAATAGGTCATTTTCCTTTTGACCTTGCGACATCATTGCTCTGTTGTATGCTTCTGAACCAACGGGAATACCCGAATTAGCCAATTGAGTGCTTAACGCTTCACGACCCTGTGTAATTTGGGGTGCAAGGCGTTGCATATAAGCATCTTGGTAGGACTGGCTAGGATTAAACCCTGTAGTCGGTAGTTGGCTTGTATCAAAAGGGTTGTCAAGCATATTGCTGACATATCCCAAGCCTTTTTGGGTTAATTCACCAAGACCTAGACTAGCTTTATTTTGGTAATCTAAAAGCTGTTTTTGTTCAGGAGCAAGGGATTGCGTGGCTTTCCACATTGGATTGCCAAACTTATCTTCACCTGAAACTTCGTACTCAAGCGAACCATAAGGCGTGTATTGATTTACACGGTTAGCCGCAATATTGGCTCTAGCGGCATCTAAGTTGCCTGCCGCTGTTTCCTTTGCCGCACCTGCGTAATCAGGTGGTGGGGGTGCTGACCCGCCTTTTCCCATATCTTTCTCCTATGTACTTACACTTATCTTTCGTCATAACGAAAAACAACAAATCACCAGTAGGAAAAACATCAAGTAATCGTGCTTTTTCCTCAAAACCTAATTTTTTAACAAAATCAATAGATAACGCATTATCGCTGATTACTGGAGCTATTATATTCTTAACGCCCAATTGTTCAAAGGGGTAATCAAAAATAACATTTAAAAATCTGCGAGTTAGGGGTTCTTCTACCGCAATATGCGTAGTTACTGAAACTTGGTTGTAATCTTCGTACCAAACACCTGCGGTAATCCTGCCATCTTTAATCCAGCCAATAGTGCTGGAATTGTCGGGGGTAAATACTGCGTTGCAACGATGTGCAATCCACGGCCCTAAGACAGTTTTATCGGTCATTAGCATTTATAGGACACCACCAGCTTCCATTACATAATCGGTAGATGACCAATGAAACTCAATACCTTGCGATGCAACATTTATGTTAATTGACCCAGCAAAACCTGTTCCTGTAACACCTTGCCAAAATTTAGTGACAAAAAGCTGTCCACCCCATGATGCTTCATCCCAAAGAGATACATCCCAAATACCCGTATCTAAAGAATTAGGATTAAAAGCTAGTTGGTTAGTTAGCGGAACGGTGTCAAAATCTGTGCTAATACCGCATAAAACAGTTGGTAAGCCGTTATCTGTTTGAAGAATAGGTCTTACCATAGTGAAGCGTTTTAACTGCCCACGACTATCAAAGTAACTGTAGGCTTGTTGTGCGGTTGCAACAATGTTAGAACCAGCATCGGATGTTTGATTGTAGAAGTTGCCTACAAAACCGTTAGAACCAAAGTAAATTTTATTATCGCCAGCAACTTCCCAACAAATAGCGTTTACACCCGTAAATTTAGCCCAAGCCTTTGTAATGGTGTGCATTACATACTGGTCAAATCCTGTGCCGTTAGGAATATTTAGGATTAGCATATTTTCACTAGCAAAATAATTAATTTGCCAGCCAAATTCAGCGTAATAAACAGTTGCCGCCTGACTTACAGCGTAGTAAATCTTGTCGGTTAGGTTAATTCTTGGGTCTAAGCGTGAAGATTGTAGGGCGGCAGACATTGGTACAAGACCGTCTTGAGTGAGCAAAAGCAGGTCACCACCCCATTTAAAGAAGCACCTACGGCTAAAGGTTTGACCCATCTGCCATACCCCGACCTGACTCCAAGCATTAGGGTCGCTAGGATTTGTTCCTTTATAAACAATGACTTCGCCCATACTTGTGACAAAAGCGGATAGGTCATCTACGCCATAACCAGCGTCTAAAGTCCAAGTACCCATTGCCTGCAAGAAACCACCTGATCGGGCGATTCCGCCTAATGGGAAGTCTAATGCCGCACCACCGATGGATTCCACAGGCAAATACCAAAATGTCATACTGTTTTCTTGTACAAAGAACAGTCTGTTTTGGCACATATTAATGTTAATTAAAGTGCTTGAATCTACGCCCGTAATACCCAAAACTGTGTAACTTCCAACTACGGTGGCGTTAGCCGCTGGTGCGGTAGCCATCGTGTAAGTAAAGGTTGAAGCACCCGTGACAGTAATGGAATAAGTGCCGTTGTAATTGGCTTCGGTAGCACCTGAAATAGATACACGGTTAGTTGTTGCTAAACCATGCGGAGAAGCGGTAGTAACTGTAGCAATTAAATTACCTGTTCCGCCCCGTGTAATGGTCGAAATAGTCTGTGCGGTAGATGTGGTAGCCATCCTATACCAGCGTGTACCATCATAAATAATAGCTGGGTCTTGACCGTTTACAGCTATTAAAAAGTTACCACCAGCAGTAGAAATCATGCAATGCTGGAATTTACTGTTACCCAATCCTGTAAATACAGAGGTAGCGGTGGCGGTTGATGCGTTATAAATTGTTCCGTTAGCAATAGCAAAAAGCGTATTAGTGCCGTTGTAATCAGCGTAATTCATCAAGGTTTCTACATTACCTGTAATCCCAATAGAAGCCTTTGTGTACCCTTTTCTGAGGGTTACATCGGTAGGTGTAGGAAAAAAGTTTATTAACTGAACCGCATCTAGCGGATTCATTTCAGCCAACGAATCCCTAGCGTTCCAGCCCCCAATAGGGGAAGCTAGAGAAGTAGTCCTAGCGGTAAACTTCTTAGCGACCGCCATTATTAAGAACCGTAGCCAGTATCAGGGATATTTGCCCAGCCAATAAGCACAGCACTTGGAGCAGGTGCAAATGATAGGGTAGCAGAGCCTTTATCGTTAGCTTTGGCTATTGATAGGTAACGCATATAGTCTTGTTGCAATGCGGTAGTATCAAAAGACTTAATTTGGAAGTATTTGAGTTTAGTTAGCAATACGATAATTGAATCATCTAACACGGATGTATCAGAATCTACAGTAAAGCTGTTCTTTACAGCGTCAGATGCACTTCTTACCCAACCCTTAGAACGGTACTCAAAACCTAAATATTCTTGGGTGTTGTATGGTGGCCATATCTCAAACTTGTTGCCCAAGATTCTCCAACGAACTCGTGGGCCTGTTGAAATATAGCCTGATTTAAGCCATTGCCATTGCTGTGCATCTACTGGGCCAAGCATTTGCCAATGCTTTGTCTTATCCCAATGCGTGTTATCGGTAATTGTTTCGTAGTCAGGTGGCAAAGGGTAAATAGTGCGGCTAAATGTAACTGAACCGCCAATAGATGTTGCTGAAGATAACTGGGTAGTAGTTAAGCTAGTCGAGTTAATAACTTCGTCAACATAAGTATCTTGTGGAACGCTTGTGCCAACGATTGAATAATTGCTGTCCAAGCCTGTGGTACTTGGAATGTTATTTAATAGATAAGTACCATTCGTAGTATCACAGGTCGTGGTTATTGCGTTTGTGTAGAAACGATATTCCAGTTCCAATGCTTGCCAATCGTGCTCTTTAATTAAGTCATATCCAGCACGATTCATTAACGCAAGAATTTGTTGCACATCTTGGTTAGTGTTCCCTGCTACATAAGTAGGCACGGCTAGGTTAAGTTCAGCGGTGACTTGCTGGACTAATGTAAGCATTGTTGATGACATATTAGGCTTCCTCTGTGGCTACCGCTTTCTTACGGGGTTTTTTTTCACCAACAGCGGCAAGTATAGCGGCCATTTGATCCTGCATTTGTGCCAGCTTTGCATCTGTTTCTTGCTTCATTTTAACAGTTTCTAGATCCTTTTTGGCAAGTTCTTCTTTTAAAGCGTTAATTTCTTGTTCACGCTTGTCTGTTTCTGCCGAAGTTGTTGCTAAATTTAAAAATGCCTTTGCCTTGTCACGGAACGCATAAGGTGACATTCCTGCCGCCATACCCATACGCTGTAACTGCTGATCTGACGCACTTGCAATGGCTTCTACGGTAAAGAACTTCATTGCCCGTAGTTCTTCAGCTTGACTTTTAGATATTAAAGGCCATTCTGATACGGGTGTTCCAACCACTTCCTGATCGTTTGCACCTACCCGATTCATGTAATTTGCCCATTGAATAGGGAAACGGGTCTTGTGTTGTTGAAGTGCAAAAGTGTCAATTTCGGTCAGGGTATCGCCAGCAACGCAAATATGTACAAAATCAAACTCTTTGTAAATTGGTCTGCCAGCATCCATTGATTCTTGCTCTTGGTGTACGGGTTTTTTGTAAAAGCGTACTTGTAAGCGTGAATCTGCATTGTTTTCATCTGAAGGTAAAGCCATTTTTAAATCTCCTAAGTAGTTAGGTAAAGTTAAAGAAAAAAGGGGTCAGCCTTGTGAGCCAACCCCTCGTTTTTACTACATTTTAGCGTTTTAAGCTAATCAAACAGATGCCTTGCTAAACCAACCATAGTCGCCTGAAGCCATTGCGACTGTTGGTGATAAGTAAGTACCAGCAGAACCAGTTGCAACAAAGGTTGATGCGTTTACTGAACAAGTAGCTGTTGAAGCTGTAATAGCCGCACCTGCTACTGCCCATACATAACGCAAGCCATCGTTACCAAAAGTCTGAGCACCTAATGGGCCAAAACTAGCAGGAGTACCGTTTGCCGCTAATTCGACTACGGTTTGTGTATCTACAAGATCTACACCTGCGATGGGTAGGGTTGAATATGCCATGATAATTCCTTTTCTATAAGTTAAGTTATGTTAATAGATTCGATTAAGAACCAGTCAACACGCCTTGTAGTTGGCTATTTGAACAAGTCAAGTTACCAGCCCAACCATAGAGCTTAACAATAGCGTCTTGGTTGATTGATTGACGCTCGCCACCGATAGGTACGAAATTACGCTCTTTGTGTGGGCGGAAGAAGATGTAATTAGTATTCAAGAAGTACATATACAATGCGTTCTCTTGAGCACCAATACCACCACCTAATACCACATCAGCAGACATACCGCCACCGTAGAACTTCAATGATGCAAAGCCAGCCGCACCTTCTTCTACACCAGCGATACGCTGAATAGCTTGTAAGGATGCAACATAGCGTTGATACAAAGTGTTA